GTTGAAATAGGTAATCTATCACCTCTCATCACTATTTGATTACCTAAACCACCATTTCCTAAAGTATAATCTAATGTATTACCCGTTGTATTATAAATTGGAGAATAATAAAATGTTTGAGTTGTTTCAAGATTCAATGAACCTGTTTCATTTACAAAATTGATACCCATCAAAGATGAACCTTCAACAATTTCATTTGGAAAATAACCTCTGTTTCGGGTGGAGGTTGTAGTATTGGAATCGAAACCTTCTAAAAATGTGAGTCCAAGAGTATTATCAGTATCCCACTCTTTACCAAATCTATTACTACTGCTAACTTTTAACCCAGCACCATTACCATAACCATATGTACTAACAGGTGGTGGAGTAGTACCAAAACCACAATCCGGTCTATAACCCGTAGAATTATTATCTAAACTAGAATAATAACTAATTAGATTAGAAGTAAAACCACTGTATTCACCAATATTTATATCTATGGTAGCCCCGGGAACACCACTACCGTCAGGAAACGGTACTGGATATGAGACCAACGAAGGTTGATATAGAAATGAATCGTGATATAAGTTTTGTGAACTATAGGTGTCAGTACTAACATTAGAGTTAGATAAATCACTTGATTTATGACTAACATTTTTAAACTCACCATTAATTGGTATATTTAATCTGTAATTACCACTAACTTTTTTATTACCATAAGTGTTATAACCAAATATCAGACTTAAATCGTACTCTATTTCGGTAGGAAGCGAGTAAGGGTCAACACCCCTATTTAAAATTAAAACAATGTTTTCCGAGGTATCTCTAACATTATCAATAGGTTTAGTTAAAAATATACTATTGGGTGAAAAAGTAAGACAACTATCACCAACTTGGACGAAACCGCTATTATAATTAGAAGTATTATATATTTTACTTGTATTATTAAGATATCTAACATTAAGTGAATTACTTAATTGTGTGACACAATCGGTATTAAATTCATCATAAGTCATACTCGTTATGACTTGAAAATATTCAATATCAGTAGGGAACTTATGAAAATCAACACTCTGAGTATCACCCGTTGGTTGACTAATATTAGTGTAAGTTGTACTATCATTACCAGTACCATCTAACCTTGACCAATTAACCGTAACTGAAGGTATAATAAACTTTCCCGGATTATCGAGGTTTCCGGTAGTACCAGTTATCACACCCGTTTTTGTACTACCTGTTACAGAGTTGTTACCATAATCATTAATTGCGGGTAACTCATTCACATTAATATCCTTAGAATAAGATGGGTTTTGAAAAGATAATAATTGTCCCGGACTAAAACGACTTAGAGTAGATTTATTACATATTAAAATAATAGTATTATCATAATGGGATTTACCGGGTTCAACAGTAGGGTTGAATTTCACTTTCATCCTATTAACACCACCACCGGGGTTACCATAACCCGCATTCTGATTAAAGTATTTGGCTTTAGTATTAAAAAGATTTACCCTGTCAGCAATAGGTAAACTTAAGGTATGATACCATCTATAATCCACCTCTTCATTATTACTAGGTCTTGTATAAACAACCTCAACCGGAGTTGGTACACCTATCCCACTCGGACTAGGAGTATCACCTCCAATATATTGATTACCAGCTAATAGACTCGTTATACCTTCTTTTATAGAAGGGTTAAATAAAGATAATATACCTGAAGGTCCAGCGATTGAGTCAGTTGGAGAAACATATTTAAATGCTGAAGTAGTACTTAGTTGTGTAATTGAGGTACCTAAATATAGTTGATTCACAGGAGTATCGTCCACTACAATTGTTTCACACGGAATAAACTCGTTTTCATCTAACCCCCCCGTTTCATATTCACCATCGTCAGGTGTTTCCTCAGGTGGTAAACCGTTAGTGTCACTACAATCACACATTTTACAATCAGGGTAAGTTAATAAAGGTAAAGATATTCCCTTTAATTCCATCTTCCATAGTTGGGCCAGAAGTAAACCTAAAGCGATACCAATTATTACATATAAAACAATCATAGCGGCAAATCCAATTATCATAACTATAGCATATGGAACAGCCCCAATTATTAATAACGCATAATTAATTATTTTCGCAGCAGCCCATAAGATTAGTAATGGAATTAAAGCAACTCTAAGAATCCAAATAGTAAAATATAATAAATGTAATAGAATTATTAACGCGAAAAATATTGGTGTTAGGATAATACTGATAAATGCAAAAATAATATATAATATATCAAACCTTAAATTACCGTCGTTAGTTGGGAATTTATTATTAGTACTGTCACATTCACCATCTAAAATATTTTTAATACCAACATACCTTTCTATTCCACTACCCTCTCTCTGTTCATCAATAAATTGAGAGACCGTATAAACTTTATTATAAACCATAGGGTAAAATCTATCCTCACAATCTATAGCTTCTTGTATCATAGCTAAACCTGTTAGTGTATTAACGTCTCCGTATTCACCCCAATCTAAACTAAATGCGTAAGAATTTGCTTTGTCTGTAAGATTAACTGATGAACCTGCCGGATTCCAACCATATTCCTTAACATTAGGAACTAAAAAATAACCTCTTTTAACCGGCTCACTAAGAGTGGGTGTTTGACCCCATTTAACTTTAAAACGATATTTACCTGATGTAGGTATACCGATTTTTGGGTCATTAGATATAACTTTCTCACCAAATTCATTAGTCGTAACATAATCTAAGTTCATAGGTACATCCAATAACCAAGTACCATTTTCATCGATAACCAAACCTCCTTGGTCTAAGTCAACACTTTCCAATATTGGTCTACCATCTTCATCTTGGAATATAGTTTGTCTAATCGCTAATATTTCACCTGAATTAGTAGTTAAATTACATAGATAACCTAGTTTACCTTTAGGTTTACAATTTCGTCTAACGGGTGAATCATCAGGTGATGATATAATCGAACCCATAAAAACAGATGTTGGTCTTATATCAATATTAGACTCCCCACTTAAATCAAAATCAGTTCGATTTATACCTAAATCACATAAGTCTTCTTGACCCCATAAAGGCTCTACTTGGATAGTCTTATTTATATTAACAATCTGAGGTAACGCTCTTAAATTTTCACCAACTTTAAAATTAGTACCGGCAACTTCTTGTTCGGTAGCAATACCCATTCTAATTAAATCCTGAGGTGATAAAGAAAACTCCCCAATATCCGATAAATCAACATCCATTACAATTTGGTGACTCCCGACAGGAACCCCAAATAACATAAAATCACCACTGTCATTAGTTGTGGCAGTATACTTGTAGTACTTATCAAAAACTTCAATTAAATTAGGGTCAACTAACACATCATTCCTATCAAAAAACGTTCCTGTGGCCCTATGTCCATTATACGAATTTTTATATGGTAATAAATTATATCTATAACCATCTTCATTAACATCGTTTAATGTCTTATAAGGGTATAATTCACTAATAATAGGGTTTTCCTCATCCTCACTTTCAAGAGGAATAAAGATAGAAACTTTAGCATTTGGAATACCAAAACCGTTATTTACACTAACACGACCAATAATAACCCCATAGTCGGAACATTGTCTAGTGTATATTTCACTTTGTAATAATTTTAACGATAAGATTTCCAAATATTCGAAATCCTGCTCAATTTGTACGTTAAGTGATTTATCGACCCCGGGTTCGGTCCTTATTCTATATGATTTAGACATCGTTTCTTTTATTGATAAATAGTTTATATATCATTTTAGAATGATAACTTAATATGTTTTAAAATAAACCTACACCATAAAACATAATTATTTTGAATTCCTACATAAAAAGTTTTGTATGTCGTTAATTACTAAGGTTGTTATCTCATTATCTATCGTGGTATGTTCAACCCCCGCAATCTCGAGATTACTATAATTAGTATAAATATTACCCTCAGATAAAACTACTTGACCACCTGAATTAGTAAAAAACCTTAATTTATCGGACCATTTTGGTGAGGTATAATTAATAATATTTTTAACGTTTTTTTGAACTACGAAATCATAGTTATTATATTTTTTATTCGAAGTATCTAATAGTATCACTAAGTCCACACTAACATTTATTTTATTTAACTCTTTTAACGCTTGAACAATATTATACGCCCCTAAACTATGACCAACTAAAATAATTTTACCATTTGGTTTAGATAACTTAAAGTCATTTACCATATTAATTATACGAATTGGAGTTAGGTTAAATGAGTGAGTTCCGACGTAAGTCATGACTTGGGTTTTCTCATCCTCCACGTAACTCTCAACCAACCCTAAACCATCATAATCTCGAGATGAGGTATTGTCAACTTGAATTTGATTATCTTTAATAGCATCTTTAACCGGATTGTTAGCCCCCTGAATTACAATAACTAAATTTTCACTACTTTTATTAATTAACTCAAACTGATATTTAACCACCTCATAATTTTGTCTATCAGTTATATTTATAATTTCAAATATAACCAAGAATGACATCATAAATATTATCACATAATTTATTACATTATGTTTTATTTTTTTTATTAGATAGATAAAAATAAATAAATAAACCCATAGTTTTAAGTTTAGAAATAAACCTGAAAAGATAGTTTGGACCCAACTACCATTGTTTCCCTTAATAAAATCGATAAACGTGTTTAAAGTATCCATACTATTAAAATACAAAATATTTTAATAAAATAAATTGTTAAGAGAAGTTCACATTCTTAAGATTCTTAACTCTAACGTTAACATCCCTATTAGGAAACCTTAATTGATAAGTTTGACTTGGTTCGGCAAAAATAGTGTCATCAACTAAACCAATTTGTCTAGTATCAGAATCTGAATACTTTTGGGAAGTCTGAGAAGAAGAATATTGACCCCCAACTTGATTAAATATTTTAATGTCGGATAATGATATAACACCATTTTCCGATTGTAATAATCTTCTTAAATCTGAAATGTATACATTTTCTCCCATTTCTCTATTTAAAGGACTGAAAAAATCTGTAACAATATTAATAATATTAGAAATTACAGTACCTTGATTTTGACTATTATCCAACACGACATCCACATCAACCGATAAATCAATAACATTAGCAGACTCGATAGATATATAATCATTCATCATCCTATAATTAGATAAATAATTAGCCACATTATTTTTTAAAGTTTCGGAAACAACTTCAGTAAGTTGGGCTGATTCATTATATGATAACATTTTAATATTAATCTTATTATTATTTTCAGTTATCGCCACTTTAGCCGGAGCTCCAAATTGTGAAGGCATAGTCCTAAGAATAGCGTTGTAATCATTAACAGTGACAGCTCTGTTTTGAGATGAAAAATTAAAACCAACTAAATTTCTAACTTCTTCTATCGTCATAATATTTGCTCCTCCAATAGCCGCAGTAACATTAGTACATCTTAAAGAATTGGTAACACTCGTGTTTATATTTTGAGAAGGTCCGTTTACGAAAAATGATATAACACCGATTTGATTAATAACATTTACACCTAAATTACTACCTAAACCACCCCCAATTCTATATTGTATAAATAATGTACTGTTAGACTTAAGTGTTGAACCTAACGCAAAATTATTAGAATATTTATTTAAATTAAGTTTATACCCATTTCTTGCAAATTCTCTTAATTGTTCATCTGCGGATTGACTACCACCACCAAATGTCATCTTAAGATAACCTTCCGGAGTATACTCACTAATAAATTTATCATTTGTAGTAATATACCTACCTACCTTAATACCGGGGTTATCAGAAACCTTAGAAGGGTCTTCAATAAATACTTTATCCTCAACTAACGCTTTAACCTCATACCATCGATTATTTAACGCTAAAAACTCTTGAGCCGGTGGTACATTAGCATATTGTGTACCGTCTTTTAGTAAAACACTAGTAATACCCAATATGTTTTTTTCAGGTAAAAATATTTCATAAAATGGTCTTACATCGTTAGATGATATTGTTTGTTTAAAAACTTTAGTAATACCATTAACCACCGTTTCTCTTTTAACTATTGTATAGTTAAGTAATTTATTGTTAGAATCAAAATTAGGTATTTTTAATCTGTTAGGTGTACCATCACCACCAACATTTGAAGCAAAATCAATATCATAAACTGTTTCAAAAACTTGACCTGCCCCAATGGATTGAGAACCTCTTCTTAATATACCACAATACCTCAAATCCTCTTTATCTCCGAAAGCCGGTACCGTGATAGAAAAATCGACTAAAGCAACTGATGGTCTTTGTCCCGGAATTTTTAACCCATATGTTCTAGCGATATTAAATACCGAAGATTTTTGTTGTGCGTATTGAAGAACTGTTTCTTGAATACTTCTATCTATATTAAATTGTAAATTATCTGTTACCGCCGCATTTAAATCTAATAAAACTGAAAAGACTGACGCGTCATTTACATTTTCAATTAAATCCGGATAATAAGTTCTTGTAAAGTTAATTAACTCCGTCCTTATCCCTTGGAAGTCCCTTGTCGTATATGAAATTTTCTTATTACCCATAATATTTAAATGTTAATGATTATAAAATCATTGCTACTGAATGCACTGTTATTTATTGTATAATCTATCTTAACTTTAGCCGTATGTTCTTTAGTCTCTAAACCCGGAACTTGATATACATTATTTTCAATAGACGGTATTTCTTCAGAAGCCGGTTTAATAGTGACTTCATTTAAAGTAATTCCCGGCATAAATTCATCAACAGCTTCTTTTATTTCCGCTTGTATATCTGAAAAAGTTGGACCATCCATAGGTTCAAAAATAAACTCATATAATCTAGTACCAAAAGTAGGTAAAAAATATCTACTACCTTTACGAGTTAATATTAAATGTATTAAATCAGTTCTAATCTCTTCATCATTATTTTGAGTTAGTTCTAAAAACTTACCCTCAACAGAATCTAAAAAAGGAAATGTAATTCCGTATGTTGTACCATTTGCCATATCGATAAATATATTGTCTTACTTATTTATTATAAATACCAACAAATAAAAAATCGTGACATACCATTAAAGACATATCACGATTTGTTAGTTTGGTTTATTCTTTATTCACAACTAACACATTCTAAGATATTTCTTGAGAATGCTTGAGCAGAATTCTGTGAGAATTGGTAGTATAATGTCTTGACACCTTCTTCATGAGCATATAGATATAATTGATTAATATCTTTTGCCGGAATTGAAGGGTGAATCATAAGATTCAAACTCTGAGATTGGTCAATATACTTTTGTCTTTGAGCCGCTTGTAAAATAATTTCTTTAGGTGTAATCTCCAAGAAAGTTTTAAAAACATCTTTAGTGGGGAAATCTAAATGTTGAACCGACCCATCTTTTCTAAGAATAGTATCCCAAACTTCAGGTGTGTTTATTTCATATTTATCTAATTCAGCAATTAAATAAGGATTTTTATAAACCGTTTTAATTTTAGCCAAATCTTTAACGAAGTAGTTAGATTTAATTGGTTCAATTCCCATACTTACTTGACCTAAAATAAATGAACTTGACTTAGTAGGTGCTATCGCCACTAAAGTAGTGTTAGCAAAACCATCTCTTATCGATTTATATTTTTCAGGATTCCTGTTGAATAACTCTTGAGACGCTTTGTCGGTTCTTTCTTTTAGAGTCTCAAAAATTAGATTATTGTAGTACTTACTATCTATTGATTCAAAATCAATTAATTTTGACTGTAAAAATGAGTGATACCCTAAAACACCAACACCTATCGCTCTATGGTCTTTAGCGAATCTCCAAGCCCTCTTCATACCAGCCATGTTATAAGATTTAAATATGAATTCATCAAGAACGGCATTTAGAAACTGAGTATAGACCTCAATAGCATCTGTTTTCTCAATCTCTTCCCAATGTAATAGGTTAATAGACCCAATACAACAAACAAACGAGTTAAAACTATCAGTCGGTAACTGTATTTCAGAACATAAATTAGAGGCTGTAATCTCTAAACCTAATTCCTTGTAAGGAGTATTATTATTTGTATTATCTTTAAACATAATATATGGAAAACCAAACTCACTTCGTCTTTGAATTACTTTAGCCCATATTTTACGTTTGCTAGAATCACCTTCTTTCATCTCTTTCATCCACTCATCAGTTATGGTAACACCGAACTGTAAGTTTTGAATTGGATTACCTTCAGTACCGATATCTAAAAATTCCGCGATATCTTCATGTTCTATCGGTAACCACACCGCACAAGCCCCTCTTCGAGCTTCAGATTGTTTACATACGTCAACCGTAGTATCATACAATCTAGAATAGTGTACAGGTCCATCTGCACGACCACCTGTTTTAATAACAGACCCCCTCGGTCTAATATTACCTAAATAAGCCGATGTTCCACCACCATATTTAGACATCATACCTATTTCTCGACCCGCGTTCAGTATACTATCTAGTGAATCATCAATATTTGACCCATAACAACTAATCGGTAATCCCTTTTCTTTTCCAAAGTTAATCCAAACAGGTGTAGATAAACTATAGAAACCTATAGACATATATTTTTCAAATTTCTCAGCCCAACCTTCAATTTTAAGAATACTCTCAGCCTTGTTAGCCATATCTTTTATTCTTTGTTCCGGAGTTTCCGTAATATATCCCCGGGATAAAAAAGTTCTTGACTCGTCATTCAACCAATAGTATTTTTTATACTCACTAGTTTTAACTTCTTTATCATCTCCGCCCATTATCGATTGTATTTCAAGTTCTCTAACTTCTTCTAGAGAATAACCATTATTCATATTCATATTTTTTTGTTTTTTTTTTGTTTTTAAAATAAATCGTCTTCTGTAATTGCTTTTTGTTTTTTAGAGTAATCAATTTGTTTCTTATAAAAGAAATCACCTTCCTTAGTTGATGTAATTTCTACCTCAAACCATAGTGTTTTCTCTAACTTATCGATATCAACCTCAAATACGGGTTTCATCCCAATTTTACCTAATGAATTGTTAAATCTGTTCATTATGAAATGTTTTATGGTTTCTTTAGGTAAAAATTCTAATTCACCATTTTCAAAAATCCAATCTAATATCTTACATTCCGCTTGAAAAGCCTTTTTACAAGCTGAAATAATTAGATTATCAAACTCCTCATCAAACCACTCCGGATTTTCACTTTTAATTATATTAATTAATTCAACACCAAAGTTACCATGGATATCCTCTTCTTTAGATGTCGCTTCAACAACATTAGAAATACCCTTAAAGACATTTTTCTCTTTATTAAATGACATCATAATTAAGAATTGTGAGAATAATGAAACGTGTTCAATAAATAAGGAAAATAGTAATACTGATTTAGTATACATCTTATTATCTCGACTTCTCGTACCATCCAAATATTTTCTTAAATATTTAATTCTATCTTTAATCGCCGGAATTTCAATAACGTGTTTAAACTCTTCCTCTAACCCAAGAATTCTTAAAAGTCTAGCATAGGCATCTTTATGTCTAACCTCAGACTCCGCAAATGTCATACCAACATCACCTATTTCCGTGATTGGCATTCTTTTATAAAGGTCAGCCCAAAAAGTCTTTACCGAAACCTCAATTTGAGCGATAGATAACATCGTTCTTTTTATTACCTGTCTTTCATTGTCATTTATCACCACTTTAAAATCATTAATATCGGTAGTGAAGTTATACTCCGTATCAATCCAATAAGAATGTCTAATCGCATCCTTATATTTCAATAATGAAGGATAATCGTAAGGTAATATGTTTTCCCTTTTGTTAAAAATACTTTGTTTTTCCATGTTTCTTCTTTTATATAATAATTATTTAAATTACTAATTTTATTAACCTTTTTTTTTTTATTTTATTGAACAACCATCCAATTAAGATTGCGTTTGTTTTAATTTTTTCTTTTCGAGTAATTCTTTAACTCGTTGTCTATTTTTTTCTTCTTTGTTATCCTCTAAACCTAAAAAAGTCACAGAACTCTCAGTATCAATCTCCAACATACCGTTATCGAATTTACAATTTTCAAAGACAATACCATCATCACCAATTCTAGATTTAGTTATTGCAATAGTTGCTAGTTTCATTTCTTTTTGTTGTAGAGATTTGGCCACTGATATAATAACGTGACCAACTTGAGCTTTTTTGATTGAACCACCCATTTGGTCAGTCGTAACAACATCAGAAGAGATTGAACTTCTATTTCCTTGAGTAGCGGTCCACCCTACTAAATCTAATTCGTGACACATAGATTCGAACGCTCTCATAACAGAACCTTCAGATTTCCATTCATCACCCAAGTTTTTTTCAGGTACAACACAATCAATATAATCCAAAAGAATAACATCAATATTAATACCTTCAGCAATCATTTTTCTAACTTGGTTTTTAATCTGACCCATAGTTACAGTATCCGATGGAAGTTTTTTCAAAATTAACTTGTTCTCCATACTATCTTTAACTTCGTTTACTTTTACCATAACCTCCGCCTTTCTTTCCGATAATTCATCAGGGTGAACCTTAGTCCAAAGAGTAATGTGTTTCCTTTGAATAATTTTTGGGTTATCCTCAAAAAATACTTGTAATACGTTATTCCCTATATTAAATGCGTGATTAGCTATTTTTGTCAACAATGTAGATTTACCAACACCGGTAGGTGCTAAAACAACCCCAATTTCCCCTTTAGCTAAACCACCTTTTAAGAGTCTATCTATTCCGGGTATACCCATTGGTACCGGATGTCTGTAATCCTCATTTAAAACCTCATCTAAATTGTAAAAAACGTCTGACATATTGTCTTCTCTCTCCCCAACTAGTAGAGCTTCTCTTACTAACCTTTCTAAAGTATCGTAGTTTTCAAATTCACCATCGTCAATTATCTTTTGAGCCTTGACCATAACTTTTTGTAACTCTTGTTGTTTACAAAATTTCATAGCTTTTTCTTGGACAAACTCAGAACCCTCAATACTAACCCCCTTTATTTTATTTATCGTATCAATTATAATTTTAGAGGCTAATTCTTGTTTAATTTCAGATTTAGTTAATTGTTCTAAGGTTTCAAAATTAGGTACGTGTTCATATTTTAAATAATACTCTCTAATCATCTGTATTATGATTTTAAAATATTTATTGTCAAAATAGTCAGTTTCTATCACATCTATAATAGACCTCGAAAAATCCTTATCAAGAATAATTTGGTTTAGTAATTGTTGTTGAAATGTCGACCCTAAATAATCGAATTTTTTTGTTATTGACATATGATTTTATTTGTAGTAAAAATAAATATTACTGAGTTAGATTAATGCCCAAATATTCGTAATTTAAATCTTGGGATGAAAATATGTCAGTTAAATCATAAAGAACACTTTTTAGGTGAGGACGCACATCTACGGTGTATCTTATTTTAGGTGGGAATAGTTTTGCGTCTACAATTCTATGACACATTGTCACACCATCTTTTTTAAGATATATATTAATATGTTCCGGACCTTCAGTATTTGAAGTTTCTAGTATCATTGGATTATTCATAATTTGGTACATATTTTCAGACAAATAATCCATAGTCTTATATTTTAAATCAGTAGTCAATGTTTCTGAAAAATCTTTCATATATCTATATAACTCATAAGAGCTTTTAGCGTTTTTGTTATAATCTCTCACGTTAAAGAAACGTTGTACGATAAAGTTATCGTTAACCGTCATTAGTAATTCTAACTTAGTTGAATCTTGGTTTTTCATATTATTTTTTTTGTTGTTGTTGTTTTACTATTTTAAAATCACCACATATGGTAATTAACATATTTTTCTTATTTCTATTAAATTCTATACACTGACCATTAATTTTATATTGGTTCGTATTATATTCAATACCTAATGAATCTGTCACCAAATATACTCCTTTTTTTTCCGATAACATAATTTTTAAACTAAATACCGTTATTAAAATTGATAAACCACCTACGATAATCTTTTTCATGTTTCTCTTCCACCAATTTTTAAATCCATTTTTAATATTAGAAAACATCTTTTTGGGATTCATAAAGTCGGAAATATCAGGAATATTAGGAATATTAGAATTACCCCCCCTACTCATCATTTTTATTTGTTTTTCAAAATCTTTTAAATTCATCATATTACTTATTTTGTTTAAAATTTCTTTTTTCTTTTCTAGTTAACTTTAGGAATGGAGTTAAAAAGTACACCCAATTATCATCACCTTTAGGTAGATATTTAAAAATACCATCATCCATCATCATTTTTATTAAATTTCGATGTCCTCTACCTTCAGGGTCTAAAGTTTCAGTATAATACAGTTCTACGAGTTCTTTACCCTCGTCGGTTATCAAAGGTATTGATAAATCTACTATTTTTTGATTTACCTTAAAAAATTCATCCCCATGAATCCCCGTTTTAGTTTTACCGGACAATAAATTTTCAATAGCCGCACCACCTTCCTTATTCTCAAATAACCTTTGAGCCTTTGTTAAAATATCGGTAACGGAAACTGTATTATCAAGTATTTCAGGAAAGAATTTAACTAAAGTTTTTTCACCAAAATAATATATTCCATCAATATTATCAGATTTATCGCCAGTAAAAATTTTAAGGGTTATAATATTAGAGTGTGGAAACTCATAATCTTTACCCTTAATTTTATCACCATTATGGTAGAATTGTCTTGTGTTTGGAGAGTATACAGAGACGTTCTCCCCAATTAGTTGAGTAAGGTCCTTATCTCCCGAAAAGATTGTTTTGTGCTCATTGTTTGATATTTGACAATAATAAGCAATTAAGTCATCGGCCTCATTATTGTCAACATCAATTTGTCGAATAAACATTTCTTCCAAATAAAGTTTGACCCTACCTTTTTGTTCAGTAAAAGACTCTTCTTTATACTCATTTGAATCAGAATGTTTTTTTCGGTTTTCTTTGTATTGAGGGTATATATCTTTTCTTGCTTTAGAACTATCTTCACCATCCCAAAAAACAACAACTTTATCATAATTATATTCCTCAATGAAACGTCTTGTAGTATTCAAGAAATGCCATATACCACCAATATGTTTACCCTTATGGTAATAATCTTTGACTCCGTGAAAACCTATCTTAAGTAGGTTATTTCCGTCGACTAATAATGTTTTAATCACATTTTTTTTGTTGTGGTGATTTCTCACCGGTTCTCACTATAAAAATTTACTCTCCTCTTTCTTCTTTTAAGTCAAAATCACCATCAGTACCAATAATTTTTTTCCAATACTCAGCGTTTTCTAACTTATACTTCTCAATTGATTTTTTTTCTTCTGTAGTATCTTTACCTGAAAGAAAACCGTGTGGTGTTACCAATATTTTACCATCTTCATACCCAAGACCGTTGATATGATTCTTCATAACCGATACCTTTGTTCTTGAAGCAAACCTAATCTTCCTTTTATCCTTAACCGCAGATATTTTTGTAATTCCGGAATTTTTTTGATTACCATAAAGAAACACTAAAGAAGAATTTAACCAGATAGCTTCACCACCCTTAGCCTTTATTTTAGGTTGTCCGAATGGATTGTCAGGTAATTCAACCCATGGTTGATTAACAACAATTAAAGTATTTTCATATTTTGAATCCGCCTTTCTACTTCCTGAAATTCTTTGATTGACACCCATACCAATTTTATCCGCTAAAGTTCTAGCGTTGTGCATAGCACCACCCTTACCTTCAAACGTCATTTTACAAGGTACAGAACCAACAGAATCCCACATTATACAAAGACTATAATCTAATTCACCCTTTTGTTGTGAATCTAATAACTCATTAATATAATCAGTTATTTCTTCAATATAGTTAAAGTTATTATTAAATAAGAAAAACCCATCCCAATCTAACTCACCTGTTTCTTCATCAACCACTTCTTCACATTCAAAACCCATCAATTTAGCGTGGTCAAAAGACCATTTTTGTTCTGTAATTATAAAAACAGGTAGGATACCTTTCTTTTGAGCATCTACAGCAGTTTTAACCAAAGCAGTCGTTTTACCAGTATCCGAATGACCTAAGAACATATTCAAATGACCAATAGCCGGACCCGGGACACCAACGGCATCTAAGAACGATTCACCAATATCAAAAAACCTTTGTGGTTTATATTTCGCCGAAGTTGAAAACTTCTGTTTTAGACTTTTGAAGTCAGTTTTTTTCTTTATTGCCATAATATTTTATTTTTTATAAGTTTCCTGTAGTGTCTTTAATTTATCTTTTGATTCACCCAATTTAGCAATTGCGTCATCAATTTCTTTAACAATTTGTGGGTGTTCACCAATCCCAACAGGGTTATTGTAATATAAATCTAATATAACCTCAGCTTCAGCCATTTCAGTTTTATATTTTAACTCCAAAGATTCGTAAATCTTTTCTTGTAGTGTTTTTGATTTTATTATTTTCATTTTTATCTAATTAAAAAATAACCTTCCATTTTTATGTGGAAGGTTATATGTTATTAATTGCGTTATTTAGAAAGGCATATCATCTGAAGCAGAGTCTTTCGATTGTGGGTCAGTTTTCTTAACCTCTTCTTTCTGTGATTGTCCCCCAAAAGAAACTTCACCTTGACTACTATCTCCGAAAACATATTTACCTGTTACCGTATCCCATTTAGGTGTTTCACCATTCGCAACAGCCTCTAAATACTCTACCGGTTTTTTAGCATAAACATCATGCAATGTTGATGGGTCATTTACCCACACATCAGAAGTTTCTTTATCTTCGTGTACCGGAGATGGGTCGTCAAACATAACTGTTTGTACCACAGTATATTGGTTACCGTTGTTAGCCTTAGCTTTAGTTAATTCCAAGATAATATCTCTACCTTTTTCAGGTTCAGTAATATCACCTTTAGTTCTGAAGATAGGGATAATTTTATCTAAGATACCTTCATTTTTGTAGTTGTGTTTGAATCTCCAAAATTTAACCCCATCGGCTTCATTATCTCTATCGACAACTTTTACAATGTAAAATTTACGTGAACGATATTGAGATGCTAATTGTCTATCAGAATCTTTTCCTGTTGAAGTTAGAGCTTCATAAACTTCGGTTAATGGTGAACGTTCATTATCGTTCGCTCCCGGGTCATATAATTTAACCCATTTACCATCTACCTGCATTTCATGGTACCACACCTCTTTAAAAGGTGAAGAACCATCTGATGTAGGTAAGATTCTAAGTGTTCTTTGTCCTTGTTTTTCATCTTTTGGTAGGATAGCGGCGAAATACTTTTTTAGTCTTTCTTCACTAGTCATTTTGTTTGAGGAATTCCCCGAGTTTTGTGCTTTCTCATATTGACTTAAGATAGCATCTAATGCGTTGTTTGACATATTTTTTTTTGTTTTAAATTGTTTAATTACTTCAAAGATAATAAACATTTACTGATTTGTCAAACTATAATTAAAAAAAAAGAGACCTAATTGGTCTCTCTTAAAATTTTAAATTATTGTGGTATGGTTAACTAAATGATTGTCTGATTTCATCGTCGGTAAAATTTTCAACATCGTCAGTAGTTAAAATATACTCATTTTTACCTGACTTCTCCATATCTTCTTGTTTATCAACAAAGAAATCTGTTAACTTCTGACTATATGGTCCTGAATCAATACTTCTTAACTCTAGTTTCTCTTCAGGTGTTTTAGGTCTATATTTTTCAATCTTATCTTCTAAACTGTTAAGTTTGTTAACAATATTGTCCATACTACCTAATTTAGATTCTAAGTCACCCAATTGTTTAAATAAATTGTCAAAATAATCATCCTGTTTAGTTTCAATGTTTTTTTGAGAATTAACCAAATCGGTTATTTCCAATTCTTCAGATTCACCATCAGTCGTGTTTTCACTACCACCAACAACATCACCATCAGTATTAATTTTATCAACATCCGGGTCATTTTTAATATCTATAGTTTGACCTGTTTCAGGTTCCATAGGTGGTTCAACACCTAAATCATCCTCAGCTGGCATAGGCCCCCCAACTTCACCATCCGGTAACGGCTCTTCATCAGGTGGTGGTGGTAATTCACCCTCTTGTTCAACAATGTAGTTATTAATAGAGTTATATCTTGATATCTCCGATAATATTTTTTTATCAATTTCCATATTAAATTAACCGTTTAATAGTTGTTTAACTCCATTAGAAGTCTCAACCTGAATTCGTTTATTTGTTCTCATAGTATTGTCGACTCTCTCAATCAGACCATCTCTCATACTTATAGTATAACAATCACCTGTATCCAAATCACACACTTGTTTAGTCCCGTCTCCGTTATCTTTTTCAGACATTTTGGTGTTTTTTCCCAAATAATTATCTAGTATTAGTTTTAAATCCATGTTTTGTTTTTATTATAAATATCGTTTATTCTGAAAAAAATTAAATTTATTATACAACATCATATAAAATAATAGATTTTTCAACTGAAGCCTCTATATTTTCCCTATCTAATTTGTCCATATCACTGTAAACATTTTCTTTTAGAGTTACCGGACCACTATTCAATATTAAGAATTTAGTTACGCTAACCTTATCTTTAGTTACATTATCAACTCTTTTTTCCCATCTACTTTTAAGTAAACCAACGTTGTCACTTAAACTATTAAAAGAAACGTATGGAGTGTTAGTTTTAGAACAATAAAAAGTTTTACTTGCCATATATTGATTAACAATACCTTGAGAGTACTTCTCCTTAATATCAACACCTGAGAAATTATTATCATAAGATGTGAACTTGTCGTTTGTTTTTGATTTTAAATATATTGAGGCGAATATAATATATTTAAGATTACTATTATTAGAACCTAATGTAGTATCTATATTAACCTTAACATCATTATAACTACTTTTAGTCAAAGATGGTGTCACTATATCAAACCCACTATATACACCATTAGAATTAGGTTCACAATTACTCACATTAGAAACATTTTTGTTAGGTTGATTAGTTAAATCATTAACAATACCATCTTTTTGAGATATAACATTAGAATCAGTTGTTCCTGATTTAGTTGTACTAGTGGTGGCTATTCTATCTTGATTTTTATCAAGTATACTGTTTAATAAATTAGCTCTTAAAGTTTGTAAAAATGAATCGACTTTAGGTAATCCTGCTGTCGGTTGTCTAGTTCCCTCAATAATGGTTTCGAAAGTACCGGGGCTAATAACATGGTCAACTCTTGTAATCATATAAGGCCCGTTAAACATAGGCACATTTCTTAAGTTAAAATACATAGTTGGTTGCATCACAGCGTTACCCATCATACTAAGTACACATTGATAACTTCTATTTTTATAAAGATTATATAACGATAAGTTTTGTGTGGAACCACCTCTTCGGTTACCATTAACTAACGAGTTTGTAGCCTCGATAGATTCGTAAGTGGCCTTTCCTGGGTCTTGTGAAACTCTAAAGGAAGTAAAAATTGATTGGTTTTGGGGTCCTATATCAACATTAAACCCAACTACTTTATTAGAAGTAGCATAATCTGATTTATCCTCTTTAATATCGTCAAGTAATGGATTATCACTTTTTCTACGTAAATCAAAAGCATCACTCTTAAACCTATAATCAACATTATCTTTTAAATCTAAAACCGAACTACCCTTATTACCATAAAAACAAACTAACTTAGTCGACGAATTTCTATAATCAACGTTCGCGAATGTACCAAATAAAGTATTAGCAATCTCTAAAGTATCTTCTGATTTAGGTACGGGATTTTTTACAACATCTTGTACATTATAAAAATTAACATACGAAGGAAGGTTCATTACATTAAAACCATTTTCTAATAAAATTCCTGTTATGAAAGTTAACATATCAACCGTTGAAGAATTTTCTATATCAAATAAAGAATCTTTTAACTTGTATATATCAACAAAAACCTTATCCCCAATGTCTCGACTTGCCCTATCTAATAATAAGACATCTTCAAATAGAGTCTTATTAGACGAAAAGTCATTTCCGGCAATCCATTTATCATTTAGAGCTTTAAATATTTCATATAACTCTACTTTAGTTTGGTCACCCTCAATAACACTTTTTTTATTAAGTGAAGTCGTAGAATCCACATCCGGCAAACTAGCTTTTAATTTAGTGACTAAATTATTTGTTATTTTATTTTGAAAACTATCGACGTCATTTAAATACGTATCCATTAAAACCTCAAACTTTGACGAAGTCATTGTTGCATCAGCTAACTTTTGGGTTGCATATATTTTAATTATCGGAGAAAAATCTTTAATATTTTGAGATTCAAACGCAATATTATTATCAACAAAAAAATCGGTAATATAAGAACCGTCATCATCATACTCTAACTCAGGAATATCTGAAAAACCAACATATAATTCTAAATCTACCCACTCAGTAGGGTAGGTAAGTTTAGAAGATACAAGAGTCGTACTATTACTACCTGTTGGTAATGCGTTTGGTGTAGATAATGTGTATTGATTCCAAGTATAACCATCAACTATCCTCATAGTATTTGAGAGTCTCGTTGCAAAAGAATAAAAAAGTTTTTTATCAAAAAGACCAGGGTTACCATATTTGAAAGCGACATCATAATCCAAAAATTTTGATAGGTAATCGGTTATTTTCCCCATTTGGTCGTTCTGTGAATTACCAACTGTTTCTTCACCTGTCGTTAAAGTTACCTTAGGTGACTTAAACATATCGATAAACATAAGATGGAAATTCTGAAAATGACCATTAAAGGAAGGTGATTCACTTTCTATTAATTGTTCTACACTTGTATTTGTAGATTGAGTTACAGAAAAAGGGTCACCTAAATAATCAAATCTACTTTCAGTAAACTTTAAAAACACAGTTTCAAATTGGTCCATGACGTCTTTTTCAAAAGCCGAAAACATTTCACTAATATTACTATATTCCTCAACGAGCCCATTAATTGAAAAGTTTTGGGGTGGGCTTGGTAAACTAACGTTTGACCCTAAAACATTGATAGTGATAGTGTTAGATTCATCAGAATAAACCTTTTTAATATGTTGGTTATACTCAGGTTTAACAACTTTACTATTGTCGAAATACCCATAATTAGGGGCCGACCAAAATAACCGAACCGAACCATTATACATTGATTGATTATTTTTTATATCAAATTTCATGACACCATTGATATCAATACATTCATCTTTAGTTTGATTAATTAAAGAACCATTTGATGGTATTATAAATGATGACTCACCATCATTACTTTTATAAAAAACACTCCACGGAACTACTTTAATATCTTCAAATGAACTACTATAGTTTATAACCGCATCATCTACAAATGTCATATCCAAATTTGTATCAATACCCGATTGTATATCCGAATCAGTATAACCACCGAAAACATCCACACCATCATATAAAAAAGTAAAATCGTTAATTAATTTAGGGTAAAACCCGGTATTAATCATTGTAACATTTTTTAATATCGAATTATATGTAATTGGTACAGTTTCCTCCATCACCATATCATATGGAGAACCATTTATATTTAGAATATATTTCTTATCAGGTGAAGAAGTAATTGGGTCATAATTTGAGTTTTCATCAAAATTATTCCAAGAATTAGTTAATATATCAACATTACTTTCAATATACTTTTTATATCTATGCCACTCAGAACCAATCTTTAGAACCCAAGCATAAGGTACTTTATGTATACCCCCAAACTTTTTAATTGTACTAAATATATAATCCAAACTAATAGGGTCAACATAACCACTATTATTTGTTGTAAATTTTTCTCTAAGTGTCGCTAAAGGTAAACTATTAATAAATAAATAAGCGGGGACAATAAATGGGTTCACACTAGAATTTCTTAAGTTATCGGCTGAACTCTGTAGTGAGTTTATAAAATAAGGTGTATTCATAATAGACACAGTCTGATTTGACCTTACCAAACCATCATAATCATAATAATTTAAATTACCTTCAGTTAATAACTGTTTATTAGGGCTACGATAGAGGTAAAAATCACTTAAATTAATGTTCCCATAATTTGGAACGGATAAACTCTGTTTAAACCCAAAATTTGTTATAGGTCTAATCTCATCAGAAGTAGTGTTAACTTTGAAGTTTGACATTATTTTTTTATCCTCATTGAGGAATAATGTTTTGGTAGTACTTTTAGAACCCTTAACACCACTAATCTTATT